TTTTAACAGAGCAATTAGGGAAAAATGGTAGCACAGAAATTTTTACTACGGCAGCGCAAACAGGTAAGGATTGGTACTGTGTTTACTTTCCTGTAACAAGTGTAGTAAGTGCTATAACAGTTGCAGATGCAACAGGTGAAGCAGCTTTACAAACGACACTTCCTGCAGGAACAACTCTCTTTATGAACGTAACAGCAATTACTTTGACTAGTGGTGTTGGGGTAGGTTATCACGAAGGACCAACTACATAAAATATGTTAGCACTAAAACAAGCATTAAGCTTAGTTACTATTGGAAGAAGAAGTAATGAGTGGTCGCCTATTTTAGAATCAAGTCTAGTGGCTTGGTATAAATTCAACACAGGAATTGGATTAACAGGTTCTGATGTTAGGGCGTGGCGCGATTCAGGTACTAAAGGGCTAGATATGATTCAAGGTACAACAGCAAATCAACCTGCATTTTCAGCAGGTGTTCTAACTTTTGACCCTTCTGCACCTAGTTTTCTTTCTGTTTCTGGAGACGAAATAACTTTACCAAATGACTTCACAATAGGTGTAAGATTAAACATAGCAGCAACAGGTGGAATAATCGTTGGTGACAATACAGAAGATGGTGAGTTGGTTAAAGTATTTTCTACAAGTAAAATTGCAATTAGAATAGACAACCAAACAAGAGTAGAACTTGAATTAGATAGCGGAAGTTTATTAGAAAGCGAGTCTTACTTAATAATAACAAGAACAGGTGGTAGTGGTGATTTAAAATTATGGTGGAATGGGGTGCAACAAGCATCTTCAGCAGCTATGACAGGAACAGCTAATATTGATTCAATAGGTGTAAGAAAAACAAACCAAAACCCATTTGATGGAACGATTAGAGAAATACAAATTTACACTGAGGCTAATGATACCTTAACAGCAAATATCAGCAATAGGTTGTCAACTCTATAAAAAATAAAATATGAAAGATAACATAATCAACATCAATTTGGAAACGAGCACAGCTCCTGTAATTCAGGAAGTACGTGGAAAAGACTATATTGAGTACGGCGATGCTAATGGCGAGTGGAGAAACCTCTACCCTCAGTTCCTGATAGACCTTTATTATTCTAGTTCAATAACTGCTGCGATTGTCAATTCTACTTCGGAAATGATTGCAGGAGAAAACCTTATCATAGAAGATGAAGATGATAGGGATATGGAAGCTAAAATAAAGCTGCAGAACTTTATGAATAGAGCTAACAGTAATGAAAGCCTACACGAAGTTATAAAGAAATTAGCTTTTGACTTTAAATTACAGGGAGCGTTCGCAATCAACATTGTGTGGTCTAAGGACAGGACGCAAATTGCAGAAATTTATCACGTGGATGTTTCTAAAATACGTTGTGCTAGACCTGATGCTTTTGGAAAAACTACAGGTTATTATATTTCAGCAGATTGGTCAAATACTAGACAAAACAAACCTTATTACGTTTCTGCTTTTAATGCAAACGATAGAAGTTGTGCTAATCAAATTATGTATTCAGGTTTGTATTCCCCGAATATGAACAGTTATTATACTCCAGATTGGGTCTCTTGTTCTAACTGGGCACTTATAGATGGTAGAATCAGCGAATATCATCTCAACAACATAAGTAGCGGTTTTTCGGGTTCTTTTATGGTTAATTTTTCAAACGGGATTCCAACCGCTGAAGAACGTCGTCAGATAGAACAAAGTATTACTGACAAATTTACTGGTCAGAAAAATGCGGGTAATTTCGTACTCACATTTAGTGACGATAAAACTAGAACTCCTGAAATACAATCTATAAGCCCATCAGATTTGGATAAGCAATATTTGGCATTGCAAGAACTGCTCACCCAAAATATTTTGAGTGGACACCGTGTAACTAGTCCAATGTTAATGGGAATTAAAAATGATACAGGTTTAGGTTCAAATGTAGATGAACTTAACTCAAGTGGAAATTTCTATTTAAATACTGTTGTAAAACCATTCCAAGACCATTTGGTAAAACAGTTAAGGAAAATATTCCAAGTTAATCTAATGGATATGCCTGTAAACTTCGTACAACTTAAACCAATAACTCTAGAATTTACATCTGAAGACTTAAAAGGAGTAATGACTGAAGAAGAAATAAGAAATGAATTAGGACTAGAGCCATTAGACGTTGAAGTAAGAGAAGATTTTAGCAAAGTTGGAATGGTAGACGGAAAGCCTGTTTTTAGTACCATAGAAGAAGCTGAAGCTCACGCAAAGACTTTAGGGTGTGAAGGGTATCACGAACATGAATTAGACGGTAAAACGGCTTATATGGCTTGTAAAGACCATTCTGAAGCTACAGAATTATCAAAATTTATTAAAGAATTTGGAGAAGACGAGCCTGAAGGTTATACTTTATTGGATGAAGAAATGGTAGGTGATGAGCATCAAGATTTTGATTTTGAAAATGAATTAAACGAAATAGGAAAAGTAGAACTTGCAACGGTACCTAAATCTGATAGAGATGGATTAGATGACCAAGATGGTTGGAGTAAAAAGGTTGGTAAATTTTTTAAAGTAAGATATAAATACGATAGAGATTCTGCACTAACTAATAAATCAGGAACCAAAAGAAGTTTTTGTAGAAAAATGATGAGTGCGAATAAACTATATAAAAAATCTGATTTAGTAGCATTAGAAAATAAGGAAGTAAATCCTGGTTTTGGTATTGGTGGTTCGAATAAATATTCCATCTGGCTTTATAAGGGGGGACCACAATGTTTCCATCGGTTTATCAGAAAAATTTATGTAATGGAATTAGAAGATGCTTGGAAAGAAAAAGACATTACAAGATATGGTAAATTAATTTCTACCGCTAAAGCAAGAAGTCAAGGTTTTTATCCTAAACCTAATAATAAAAAAGTAGCACAAGCACCAAGAACAATGAAAAATAACGGATATTACAATTAATTATGGCATATGTACTCTTCATATCAGAAACGAAGCTGAAAGACAGCACCGCAATAAACCTCAACGTAAGTGTTGATTTACTTCTTCCATTTGTAAAAGAAGCTCAAAAGCTTTATGTAGAAACAGCATTAGGAACTGACCTTACACAACATTTAAAAGATGAAATTATAGCAGGTACTTTAGCAGGAGCAGACAAAACTTTAGTAGATGAATACATTGGCGATATGTTGCCAGGATATAGTCTTTACCACGCTATTCCATACCTACGCCACAAAATCGAAAATGGCAACATATATAGCAAATCAAGTGAAACTGGAACAGCTTTAACTACAGAAGAATCCCAAGCATTTCGAGAAGAAATTTTAAATACTGCTTCTTACTATAGAGAGAGAATGATAGACTATATAAAAAACAACACAACTAGCTTCCCTGCTTTTTCTACAAATTCTGGTTCTGACGTTTCGCCATCATCTGAAAACTATTATAACGGAATGAACCTTGAAAAACCAAGACAAGGAACTAAGCTTACATTAAGGAATTTTTTAACTCCTGATTTAACATAATGAAGAAGCATTACAAAACAAAACCAAAAAATATAACTAAGCTCAAATCCTACTTGGAAAGTAAGCCTAAAAATAAAACAAATGAAAGAGGTACAAGACACAATCCAAGTAGCAGTAGCTAACGGCTCGGCAATCGCATTTAGCATAGTGGAAGCTAATGAAATTTTAACGCTAATTTCTTTAGTATTAGCTATATCATATACGATTTATAAATTCATAAAATTTAACACTAAGAAATAATGCCTAAAAAACGTAAGCTAAATAGTTTGAACCCTAAGTATCAACCTGAAATTAAAGAAGATGATAAAGTGGTTAAGAAGTTTATTCGAGAAGTTAAAGGCGCAAAAGTGTACGCAATCTATTCCAAATAATTTGGCAGCAATTAATCTCCTAATCATAAGAGATACATTTACAAAAGAATCTACCATTGGTGAGCTTTTCCTTAATGGTGAAAGAATGTGTGATACATTAGAATTGCCTTGGAAAGACAATCAAAGAAGTGTTTCTTGTATTCCTGAAGGTGTGTACAAGGTAAGACTAAGATTAGCAAGAGAATCAGCTACAAGAGATTATTTACACCTTTTAGTTCAAGATGTACCTAACCGAGATTGGATATTATTTCATAGGGGAAATTCCGCAAGTGATAGTCGTGGTTGCATACTAGTAGGATTAGGAAGCCAACAGAACTTTGTTCAGAACTCTACATTTGCAATGGATTTATTAGTCAAAGAAATACTTAATTTAGGCGGCACAAACATTAATTTAATAATCAAAAATATATAATATGAAATTTTTAGAAAAGTTTTTAATCGGACAAATGTTCAAGTCAAAGAAGTTCTGGTACGCTGTGAGTTCAGTAGTTGTACCTGTAATTGTAACATTTTTAGGTGTAGATGAAACTACAGCTACAAACCTTTATTACGCACTACTAACTTTAGTGGTAGGGCAAGGAATAGCAGACGTTGCTAAAAGATAACAGATATCGATTAAAGCCACACGAAATTGTGGCATTAAAAAAGATGAGGGAAACCGAAGCCAGAAATGTTCTGGTTATCGGTGACCTTCACGAACCATTTTGTCTTGATGGATATCTTGACTTTTGTTTAGAGCAGTACGAATACTACAATTGTACTCAAACAATCTTTATAGGAGATGTCATAGATAATCAT